TGTCTATGAAGTATTATTTTATGACAGCAGTTGTTATCCTATCGTTCATAACCTCAATGGGAATCTTTGGTTTCTTATCGAAAGCTCATTTAGATCAAACTACTATTGGTTCAGATTCTTCTATTGAACTTAAAATAATTGAAGATGAAATACTTGGTGAAAAGAAAAGGATAGAAAATGCTCAAAGATCTCTTACTGCTCTCGATCGACTGGTTGATCAAAGTGATGTTGACGCCGCTATTAAGATACGCAATTCGCAAGCAGGGGAACGTAAGCGACTGGTTTCTGAAATTAGTTCTGCGAATACAGCTCTTAAGGATCTCAATACTAAAGCAAGTCCGCTTAGAAAAGAATCAAAACGAATTGCTGCTGAAGTTGGACCTATCAAGTATATCGCTGATCTTATCTACAGAGAATCGACTGAAAGCACACTTGAAGCTACTGTTAGAGCGGTAATTATTTTAATAGTTATAGTGTTTGATCCACTAGCGATTATTCTTCTTGTTGCAGCTAATAGGGAATATAAATTACTGCCTATAAAAAATACTTTCGAAGAAAAAAGAACTAAAAAAATTATAGAAGATTATTCTCGTAATCGAGATAATAAAAAAGTAACTTTAGACAAAAGCAAGATCTATGAAATACCTTCAGACATCTTAGAAAAAGTATTTAAACGTAAAAAGTAACAGTTGATTTTTATTTTTATTTTAGTATAATCGGGTAGTCTAACTTAAGGAAATAAATTGATCATTGTAGATTACTCTCAGACCATTATTTCAAATTTAATGGCTGAGTTAAACGGTCAAAAAGATGTAGACTTAGAAGTAGATCTTCTAAGACACATGGTTATAAATACGATTAGAAGCCACTATACGAAGTTTAAAGATGAGTATGGTGAGTTGGTTATTGCCTGCGATAGTAAAAAATATTGGCGTAAAGAATATTTCCCTTATTACAAAGCTAACCGAAAAAAGCTTAGGGAAGAGTCTGGATATAATTGGAACTTAATTTTTGATACTATTAATTTACTTAAACAAGAACTTAAAGATCACTTTCCATATAAGGTAGTAGAGATTCTCGATGCAGAAGCAGATGATATTATTGCTTCGCTCTGTAAGTGGTCTCAGGATAACGACTTACAACTTAGGGGTTTAATTTGGGAACCTAAACCAGTTTTAATTATTTCAGGCGACCACGATTTTCTTCAACTACAAAAGTACGAAAACGTCAGTCAATATTCTCCAATACAAAAAAAGTTTGTTAAGGCAACTAAAAAATCCTCTGAGATAGTTTTAGAACATATTCTTAAAGGGGACAAAGGCGATGGTATTCCAAACGTACTAACATCAGACGACTCAATTGTAAATGGAATAAGACAAAAACCTCTGTCATCTAAAAAACTATCTGAGTGGGTTGGTGATCCAATCTCTATGCCTCGGGATGATAATTTTATTAGAAATTTTCAACGAAATAAAACTCTTGTAGACTTATCACAAATACCTTCAAACGTTGAAAACGAAATACTAAATACATTTACAAACCTAGAATTAAAAGACAAATCTTTACTTCTGGATTATTTTATTAGCCATAAAATGAAAAATATGATTGATTTATTAGAGGAATTTTAAATGTCCCAATATCTTGTTTCTGAAGTCTTTAGTATGGTTGAGAAAGCAAAAAGTAAAGATGAAAAGGTTGCTATTTTAAGAAAGAATAATTTTCTAGCACTTATTGCGCTTTTACAGCTTTGTTATCATCCCGGTAAAAAATTACTACTTCCAGAAGGTACTCCTCCTTACAAAAAAGAAGAAGACAAACCTATTGGATATCATCAAACGACTCTTACTTTAGAGTTAAAGCGTTTTTATATCTGGATTGATCCTAACGTAAATGTTCCTCGCTTAAAAAAAGAAGCCCTTTTTATAGAGATGCTAGAGGGCCTTCACTATACCGAAGCAGATGCACTTTGTGCTGCTAAGGATTCGAGACTAACGTCAATCTATCCTTCCCTTACAGAAGATCTAATTAGAGAAGCACTCCCTGATATCCTTCCTCCTAAAGTTGAAATAAAGGAGGAGCCTAAACCAAAAAAGTCTTCTTCCAAAAAGTCAAAAGTTACTACAGAAGCTTCTTTGTAAAAAAAGAAATTATTGTTGATGAATGGAAAGTAAAAGGAGAAGCTTTAAATAGAATCTCCGATTTTTCTAAAGTAACTTTTACTAATAAGTTACGATTGAAAAAATATACAAAGTGAGTTATGATATAGTTTTACATAATGGGGCATTTCGTGGGACTAATTTATACATCTGTAAAATCCAAGTGGTCTAGTAAGAAAAAAGTACATCCTTATTCTAAAGTAAAAAGGGACTTTATTACTTCTGTAGCTATTCCTCACATCAAGCCTTTTGTTAGAGAAACTTCTAATAGCGATATACCAAGTCATTCATCAAATGGATATGCTTGTGGTGCTAGAAAAGAGGATAAGGTTTATACTGGTGACAAAATGATTGGAATTGGTACATTGCATAAGTCAAATGCAGTACCTGTTTTTTGTAACGATGAAGCCGTAGCAATGGCTAAGATGAGAAGAGGTTAGATTATGGTAAGAGACGATGTTAGTAAAAAAAGAATTAAAAAAGCTTTGGAAGAGATTAGTGATTCTATGACTCGCACAGAGTCGGATAGGTGTCTAATTAAAGAGATTGTAAAAGATGTATGTGAAGAATTTCAAATTAATAAAAAGACTTTCCGTAGAATGGCTAAAACATACCACAAAAGAAATTTCTCTGTGGAAGTAGCTTTAGATCAAGAATTTGAAACTATGTACGAAACTATAACCAACGAAACAACTCTATCTCAATCAAATGAGAGTGGTGTTGAAGAAAGTAAAGATGGGTCCATTATACATTTTAGAGTATAAAGAACGAGACTCTAGGGGTAGGGAAAAAAACTCCAAGCATGTGGGAGTTTTTAAAACTATTGACGACTTGGAAAAAAAGAAGGCTGAGATATTGCATACTTTAACTAAGCAAATATCTTTTCAAGTATACGTTTCGGAAAAGGTATTCTAATAAATAAACATATGCCACGTTATACATTTTTGAATACTGACACATATAAAGTCGAAGAGCACTATTTTGGAATCACTCACTACGATAGCTTTGTGAGTGACCATCCCCACCTTCAAAGATATCACGAACCAGGACAAGCAGCAAACTTGGGAGATCCTGTTCGTTTAGGTATCAGAAGAACTGATGACGGTTTTCGTGAAGTTTTATCAAAAATCAACGCCAACAATTATAAAAGCAATTTAAAAAACAAATTGTCCAGAAAATGATTAGAGGCATTTTTTTTACTTTACCCAAAAAGACCAATAGCGCTGAGCTCTGGTCTTTTTTTATTTCCAAAGAGGGTTTCGATGGCAAGAAGAAAAGCAGTTCAATTAAAAGAGGACCATCCTAATAATAACAATCAACTAACCCACCTAACAGTAGTAAGTAACAAATTAAGGCTTAAATTAGAAGATTTAAAAACAATAGAACCCCTAACAGAAAATCAAAGGAAATTTTTCGAGCTTTATCAAAACACTTCAATTTTACTTCTTCATGGTGTAGCAGGAACAGGCAAAACCTACATAGCTCTTTACAAAGCTATTGAAGAAGTTCTCGAAAAAACTAACAATTTTAAGCAAGTAGTAATTGTTAGATCAGCAGTCCCGTCAAGGGAGATCGGTCACCTACCTGGTGATGAAAAAGAAAAGACAGAAGTCTACCAACAACCTTACATTCAAATATGTGATGATCTTTTTAGCAGAAAAGATGCATATCAAAGACTCCAAGAACAGCATTGTATAAGCTTTATGATTACATCCTTTGTACGAGGAATTACACTCGATGATTCTATTATCATTGTGGATGAATGTCAAAACATGACTGATATGGAGCTAAATAGTATTATTACCCGAGTAGGGGATAGATCAAAAATTATTTTTTGTGGTGATTTTAGACAGACAGATCTTTACAAAAAAACTGATATGTCTGGTTTAAAAAAGTTTATGGTAATAGCAGATATGATGCCTTCTACAAAGACTATTGAATTTGATGTAGAAGATATCGTTCGTTCCCAACTTGTTAAAGAGTATATCATTGCTAGAATGAAATACGAAGAGCAATACATTAATTAGGAGATTTAGATGCAACTTTCAGCAAATTTTACACTGAGTGAGATGGTTAAAAGTGAAACCGCACTTAGGTACGATATGAACAATACACCCGGAGATTTGGAGATTGAAAACCTCAAGGTATTGTGTGAGAAGGTTTTGCAACCGGTTAGAGAGCATTATGGAAAAGGTGTAAAAGTTAATTCAGGTTTTAGGCATCCGGAAGTTAATGCTAAGGTAGGTGGATCAAAAACATCAGACCATTGTAAAGGTCAGGCTGCTGATATTGAAATTCCGGGTGTAGCTAATGCAGACCTAGCAGAGTGGATTAAAAATAATTTAGATTTTACTCAATTAATTTTAGAATTCTACACTCCAGGTGTGCCCGATTCGGGCTGGGTTCATGTATCATATGACTCAGCAAACTTGAAAAAACAAGTTATGACTGCTATGAAAGAAAATGGTAAAACAGTTTATAAACCAGGATTGATAGCATAATTGAACTTAAGAGTATTTAATCACATAAAGCATGATTTTCCAAAACTGGAACGCTCTACCAAGGATGGTGTACGAACTTACAAAACACCATCGGGTAGAGCCTATCCATCCGTCACAACCGTTACATCTCTGCTTAGCAAAGATTCCATCAAGGAGTGGAGAGAGAAGGTTGGAGCAGAAGAAGCAAATAAAATCACAGCCAACGCCTCTAGAAGAGGAACAAGAATTCACGGTATATGTGAAGACTATCTCTCAAACGAAACATACACAGTTACTTTTGAAGACAAACAGCTCTGGAAAGACATTAAACCTTTTATTGATAGCATAGATAATATACATGCTTTAGAAAGTTCATTGTATTCCGATCATTTAGAAGTAGCTGGAACAGTTGATTGTATTGCTGAGTATGAGGGTGAATTGTCTGTAATAGATTTTAAAACTTCTGCTAAGAAAAAAGAAAAGGAATGGATTTCAAACTATTTTATGCAATGCTCTGCTTATGCGGTAGCCTTTGAGGAACTAACTAAAATTTCCGTATCGAACATAATTATTATTATGGGTGTAGATCACGAAGGTGGGTTTGTATTCAAAGAATCTAGGGATAATTGGATAGATAAATTTAAGGACCTTAGAAAGCAGTATAAAGCCGCGTATAACGTATAAAGTAACGTTGACATAAATAAATAAATTAGTTATAATAATAATATGATCGTATGAAGTTTATTGAAAGGTGTTCTGGACGGGGTTTCGATACCCCCACCTCCACCAAAAGCATATTTGCAGACCGTGCCACTCCTAGTTAAGGTAAGTACTGCAGGACGGAGTATGCTTCTGATGGGGGTGAAATGGATTCGACAGGGCAATGAGTAGAGAG